CTACCATTACTCCGGTGATATAATCAATGACCACAAAAGCAATCAGTGCATAAAGAAATCCATCAAAACCACCTAAAAACCAGCCGATGTAACCGCCTAAGGCAGCAAAAATCAGCTGCAAGGTGTTAACAATGTCTTTCAACCACTTTTTCCCCCTTTCATAAAAAATAACACCCGTAAAGGGGGGATTACTTACCCCTCTTCCTTTAACCCTAAAGCTTTTATTTTATGGCTATCCCTCTAATTCTAAACACGGACGCCAACCGTAGTCTGAACCGGTATTCTCTGGTGTACTGCCTGTAAAACCAGTAATGCTTCCACCACCCCGTACAGTACGCATGCTTGTTGCATAAGTGTCTTGGCACCAAGTACGATGACCGTTGCCAGACCCTACCTGTAAATCTGCATCATTAAAGTTGTCCCAATTAGGTGACCTGTCCTTATGCACCCCATACATTAAATCATTCCACTCACCGCCACCAGGATACTGCCCGCCAGTAAGCAATCTAACTTTAAAGGAAAACTTACCTATTTTAACTCTTGTATCGCCATATACTGCACCCACGGCGTCAATTTGGTTCCAGCTTATAGAATGTCTTAGTGTTTTTTTGGCGACAAATATTATCTTATTGTTCTTTACCCATTTCAACCATCCGGCATCAGAAAACTGGCTAATACCGGAGGATAAACCTATTGCCTGCGCCAAGCTATTTCCCGAAATCAATTGGCTTGCGGATACGAAACCAAAATACCCCTCGTTCATATCCCCCGCAACCAGATATCCACTTCCTGGTGTACCCCAATAATCATCAGGTTTTTTTAGATATTGTACCCATTGACCGCCTATAAAGATTTCCGCTTGTAAGGCGTCAATAATTCTTATTCTGCTATTAACGGCTTGTGCCACCCTTAACGGTGTCATCATTTTTGTATTGTTCGTTCCCGCCTCTGCTTCTGTTTGTGTTGCTATTGTTGGTAATGGTATATCTTGCAATCTTATATGACCATAATCGTATTGTGTCGCCCTTTCCGCCTTATGAGCAGTAAGTTCACTTGCCACCATCCCCGCCGCTGCACTCGCCTTTGCCTGTGCTCCTGCGGGGGTTTCAGCCCCTTCAACATTCTCCACCTTCGTTTTAGGGTAATATTGATCATAAGTCCCATCGGATTTTTTCCGCTGTATAATAATATTTTTCTCAGCCATTTTACCCTCTCCTTAAATTTCTTTATACCACCAGTCGCCTTCCATCAACCCTGGCGGTTCTGTCGCACCAACTCCTATTTGGATACCACTGGCGGCGGCTTTATCATCCACATATTTTTTGGTAGCTACAATATCATCCGCATCACTCGCTTGTGTTTGTATCCTCATGCGGATCTTCCCGTCCACATCAAGTTTTTGGCTAGGTGATGTCGTACCAATACCTACATTACCACTAGAGCCACTTACGGACATGCGGTCAAGATAGTTTGTTCGGATGCGAAAATCCGAGGCTGTGATTGTACCCATCAGCCCTATAGAAGCACCTGCCTCAAGAAATGTTCGCATGCTCTTATTTTGCGTTTCCAGAACAAATCTGTTAGTTCCACTACCCCGACGCATGGTTACAATGTCTGCACCACTGGGAAGGTTTTTGCCGTCAACGATGAGTGTACCTGTCATAGTGTCTCCTGCTTTATTGACAGGCGTATATCCGATTGCGTCAATTACGTTTGCATGTGTTACCTCTGCATCACTTCCGTCTTTCCCGGGTGGCCCTGGATCACCTTTGTCCCCTTTCAAATCTACATACTGGTAAGCTGTTTCACCTTCCAGCCGAATACCTAACCTTGTCCCATCCCACACAAACTCTACAGATTTTCCCGCCGGACCTTGAGGACCTATGTCGCCCCTATCACCCTTAGGCCCCTGAATGCCCTGTGGGCCTTTCAAATCAACATAGGTGTACTCTGTTTCATCCTCCCGTTTTACACCCAGCTTTGTGCCATCCCAGACGAAATGAAGCCCGACGCCATCTTTACCATCCTTTCCGGGCACACCGGGCTCACCTTGCTCTAACAGTCCTTTTTCAATTAAGGGATAATCCATTTCCTGTTTAATTCTCTCTACTAAAGTGGGGATATTATTGCCAAATACTGCATTAATCCTATAGCCCCCAACTTCGTAGATCTCCGTAACCTCGGTTATCCTACTGTCCAATACAACCCGCCATTTATTGTTTATTGCTGTAACCAAATCCCCCAAATTATAATCTTCCTCGTAGACTAGGTTGGACTGGGTTAATATCTCATTATCAAAGGTCATTACCTCTTTGAGTTCTTCTAACTTTTGTAGACCTCTTTCGCTTAAATCTCCACTATCTTCAATATCTCTCGCATCAATAAATACCTCATATCTTTCTAGCCCTTGGGCATCTTCCCCTACAACCTGGATTGTCCTGTCTATCCCTTCACCCTGCCCACCTACGTAACCGGTGTTTTTATAACCCATTGCACTTTCAATCAATTTTTGGCTGCTGATATTGTCATAATCCACACTGAATATGGCAGGCGGCAGTACACTCTGAGCCGCAGTCAAATCCCTACCCTCAAATACATCGAATACAAATTCTTTATTCTTTAAATCCAAATATACATCCCAGCCTAACCCGCTTATTAAAGACAGTTTTTCTAGTTCTTCTGCCAAATTCTTAAATCTTGTTTGATACTGTGTTTTAATACCCCTGCTTTCCACAGGAGCAATTCTCAACCTATCTATTTTCCTTTTTGTATCAGCGGGATTTACACAGTTTGCCTCTACATAGTGCTTCATAATGTTTTCGACATAATCATTTTTATAATCCTGGGCCCTTCCAGTAGGGGGAATCGTTATTCTTCTGCCTAAATAAGTCTTTAACTGCTGCCCTTTGACAATAAGCCGTTCATTATCATCTGTGGAAAATTCTCTATAAAGGATGACCCCTGCCTTTTTCTCATTTACAAAGACGATATTCTCTTTTCGCAGTTTATCCGTATATTTTTTATTAGCATTTATGTGTATTTCAAAGCCACCTATTCCGCCCCAGCTTCTAGTAAAAATCAACGCTTCATAGTCATCTACCTCACCCAAAAAGTTAAAACCTTTATCAATGATTTTTATAGGCTTACTTTTCATTTAACCACCCAACTCTCTAAACCATAAGTCCCCTGCTACTATATGGGTAGGTTCTGTTTTACCTAAAAACACCTTTGCCCCTGCTTCCAGCTGTTTATCTGCAAACCAATCCTGCCAACTAGCCTTTATTAAATCCCATTCATCCTGTATGGTTCCTTCCTTCTCATCCCATTCTGCTTCGATGCTATCTAACGCATCATTCCATATATCCCACATCTCCTGGGCCGGTATATCTATTAAGGAAGAAACAAGTCCGCAAGTAGCAAGAAACCTCTCGTCGGTTATATCCTGAGCACTTATCGCTGTGGAGCCTTTCCTTATTCTTACCTGAGCCAAGGTCATTTCTTTTACAGTGCTGCTCACTTCAATTGCCGGAGCCTGGGGTGTACTGGAAAATGTGCCTTTTTTAACTGTTACTTTTATTTCCCTGGCTACTTCATCAAACCTTAAAACTATGCGGTCTATCCGCTCAAGCATAGTGTCGGGCGGATCTATTGTTTTGGTCATTACTGAATCATTTTTATACATGTAGCCCCGAATGAAGGCATATCCCGTATCGATATTTATACTTAACCCCGCCCCCGGCGTAACTTTTAACCCGGCTCTACCATTTATGGTGTATAAACCATCACTTAAAAACCTAGAAAAATACTCGGCAAATTCCGCCGCTGTATATTCCCTTAAGTCGTCCTCTGCACTGTTAAAAAACCTACAATGTTCTGCCATCCTTACACCCCCACATATCTATTCCGGTAGCTGATCATTACCGCTGTAGGCTCCACCGGGTCATCGCTACTATACTCGATAATGTTATCGCCGGGCTGTAGCTGCCAAAAATAGCTGCCCAGGTCAATCCAGTTGAACACATTTTCTCCGTTAATTTCTACCCGTTTAGCTCCAAAGTCGGTGGTGATAACTAGCACGTCACCTAACACCAGCTCACGGTTAACCTGGATATACTGGCCAGTCGTTTTATTGGTCACTCGTGGATTGGTCGCCGGACCTTTAAATTCAATGCGTACTGGCGCCTCCACATCGCTCTGGTTGACTATGTTAACTGTCTTGGGTCCCTTCATCGCAAAAGCAGTGGGTAGTATAAGCGGGAATGTCATGCCACCAATCCAGGCCACAATTTCCCTGGTTTCGGTGACAGAATCCAGCCAAAAGGGCTGATGGCAGAGTATGTGTATCAAATACTTTTGATAGTAAATGCCTTTGTTCCCTCGGCCGCTGGGAAAAATAGGGGTGTTTTCCACAATGCCTTTAATTTCTTTTTGCTCGTATTTGAGCACTACTTCCCCCAGCTTAGGGTTTAGCACCCTTTGCATTTTTCGTCTGGCTTCCTTTACAATAGCAGGGTTGTTTCGAGTAACTATCATTCCTTCAATAGAGATGGCCCTGTTCTCGAACACACTGTCAATATAAGTAGAACCATCTTGGTAAGGAGATTTTTGGCTTTCAATACTAATAGATACTTCCCCCACGCCATCTAAGATTTCAAGATAATAGGGTGCGGCATTTCCAAGGGTTATACTTTCACCGTGTTTGTTTGTTATCGTGACTTTTTCCATAGATGCACCTCCTACCATTCCAGAGCCAGCTGCCGGGAAGCGTTTTTTATCCTTCGGGCTGTTTCTGCCGGGGTAAGGGGAGTGGGGCTATTGATGGTAATGTGTTGGATAATTTCGTGACGTTTGCCCAGGAGCTCTTTAGTTTCATAATCGTTGTATATTCTGCTACCTCGGGGCAGGGCAACCAGTTCCGGCCCCAGTTCACCCACCATAGTTAAGCCTCCGGGAAAAAAGGAGGTGCCGCTAAAATTAGACGCAGCACCGCCACCAGTGATAGTAGAGATGATCCGGGTAATCCGCTCCTTAATGCTAAAGACCTTTTCCCGAACCGTAGTGTTGTTCCATTCCTTAATGCGGTCAATGGCACTGCTGATAGCATCTTTCACCCGACCCAAAGCATCGGTCACTTTATCAGCCATAGCTGAGAACTTCCCGCTTGTAATTTCATCCATGGTGGTTAGGGCACTCTCCCAGACCGTTTTATACCCCTCGGTATAAGCACCAATAAGGCCCTTGATACCGCCACCGTGCTCGTCAATTTTATTCCTTATGGCCAGCCAGGCATCATCCGTGTTGGTTTTCAATGCCTCCCAGGTTTCAAAGGTTTTGGTCTTAACCTCATCCCAAGTAGTACCCACATTAGTTTTAATTGTAGCTACTGTTTCAGCGGTGTTGGTTTTAATCTCATTCCATTTATTACTCATGGTGGCCCGGATGTTTTCCCACTGCTCAGAGGTGTTCGCTTTAATTCCTTCCCAAGTGGTAAAGACATTTTCTTTAATTGCCCCGGCCTTGGCGAAAATATCATCCCGCATAACTTGCCACTTAGTCTTGATTTCTCCCGTTTCCCAATCCACCTGGTTGACGTGCTCCTGGGCTTGGGCTTTGGCTTCTGTGACCACCAGCTGGTGCATCTCTTGAGCTTTCTTAATTGATTCATCTTTTTGTCGAGTAGCTTCCTGAATTAATTTGTCAGCCTGTTCTTTAGAGATAGTGCCACTTTCATCCCTTTGGCGGATAATTTCTTTCACCACTTCATTGTATTGCTCATTAGCCGCTTTAATGGCCCCGTCTCTTTGCTCAATGCTGTTTTGGACCACTTCAGCAGCCTGCAAGGCGGTTAATTCCCCTGCCTGGGCTTTCATTCTCTCCATAATGGCTTTGGCTTCGATTTCATTTTCGGAAAGGATCTGGATGCCGGTGTCCACCATCTGCTTTTGAATGGCATTGATTTCTTCCTGCTCAGACCTAGTGAGTGCTCTTTTCTCTGCCGTAGCGGTATCCAGGATTTCTTTAATCCTTGCCTCTCCATCAGCTATGGCTTGCTTTCTATCCTCATAACCCTGCTGCATATTACTTAAAATCTGGTCCTGCTCGGTTTGAGATAAAGCGGTACTGCTATTGATAAAGCTTTGGATTTTAGCCAGAGACTCTTCATGATGTTTATCTAACCCGGCTTGAATTTGGCTGGCCATCTGTGAGAAGCTCCCAGCGATGTTGTCAGCCATTTCTTTGGTTACTTCCTGGCCGCTCCAGGATAATTGATTTAAGGCTAAAGTAGCTTCCTCATTTAACTGTAAAAAACCACCCACGGCTTTCTGAGTGGATTCAGAAACCTCATTACCAAATAATTCAATGGCCGGGATGCTCTCCTGATTTAAGTGTTTATATAAAGCCACCCCCGCTGCGGTGATACCGGCAATAGCGGCAACCGCAATTCCTACCGGACCACTTAGTACCGTAAAAGCACCGGCGAGTGCTCCAACTGCCGGTGTAGCAGCAGCCGCTCCGGTAGTAGCTACTGCCAACGCCCCGGATACCGTTGACAAAACACCTATAACAGAACCTATACCAGCTATGAGTTTTCCACCGATAAGTAAAAGCGGGCCAATAGCCGCAGCAAGGGCAGCAATGGTAACAATATTCGCCTGAGTAGCGGGGGTAAGACCCGAAAACCAGTCTACTGCCCGTTGAAGCATCCCCACCAAGGAATGTAAGTGGGGAATAAGCATTTCATATATCTGTATACCTACACCCTCCAAGGCTGATTTTAGTAAGACAAGTTCCCCTTGGAGGTTATCCTGCATAACATCCGCCATTTCTTTGGCACTCCCAGTATAGTCACGAGTAGCATCAGTTAACTTAGCGTAATCGGCCTCACTGGCATTGATGATGGCCAGCATCCCTGCCATCGCTTCTTTTCCAAAAATGGTGGCGGCATATTGGGCTTGTTGTTCCTCAGTTAACCCGGCAAACTTAGTTCTTAGCTCATCCATCACCTCTTTAAAAGGCAGCATTTCCCCGTTGGCATCAGTAATGGAGATACCTAAGTCCATCATAGCGGTGGCCATTTTATCTGTAGGGTTGGTGAGATTGGCAATAGACGTTTTTAAAGAGGTTCCTGCCTGGGACCCTTTGATACCCGCATTGGCCATTAAACCTAAAGCTAGGGCTGCATCTTCTGCTGAGTAACCCAAAGCACCAAAGAGGGGAGCCACATATTTAAAGGATTCCCCCAGCATAGCCACGTTGGTGTTACTATTCGAACTGGCACTGGCTAAAAGGTCTGCAAACTGGGAAGCCTCTTTTGCTTCCATGCCAAAGGCGGTTAGAGCATCTGTGACGATATCGGATACCAGACCTAAATTTTCACCACTGGCTGCAGCCAGCATCATGACTCCTTCTAAGCCGTCCAGCATCTGGGTAGTATCCCAACCGGCCATGGCCATATATTTTAGCCCTTCACTGGCTTCGGTTGCAGAAAATTTAGTGGTGGCACCCATTTCCCTAGCTTTTTCTTCAAGCCTTTTTAAGTCATTACTGGTGGCGCCACTAATGGCTGCTACTTCACTCATCCCGGTCTCAAAGTCGGAGCCTACTTTTACCGCAGCTGCCCCCAGCCCCATTAAGGGTGCCGTAACTTTCATACTAAGGTTTTTACCCACGGCCTCCATCTTTTGACCCGCATCCCGCAGAGATTGGCCTAAAGGCGCCAGGCTCTTACTGAGTTTATACCAGCCAGTGGACTGTACTTCGATTTCCTGGTTTACTTTCTTTAAATCCTGCTCCATATAGGCCAGTTGGGTCTTAGCCCGATTCAGTTTTATCTCTAGGTCCTGGGTAGCTTTAGCATCTTCACCCTTGGTCTCCACAGACTTTTGGTGGGCCGCTTCTAATGCTTGTACCTTTTGCCGCTGCAGTTCAGTCTGTTTGGTAAGGCTATCGGACCTTAATTTCAAGCTGTCCAGCTCTTTACCATGCTTACCCATCTCGGCACTGGCCAGTTTAAACTCCGATTGGACTTTGCGCATTTCCCGGTTTAAGCTGCTAATACCGTTTTGAAAGCCACTGCTATCCAAGCCAATTTTTACATTTAGTTGCCCGATCTCTTTTGCCACATATCTCACCACCTTTGGGGCATAAAAAAAGCACCTTTTGTCAGGTGTTATAGGATTTCATCAATGTATACTTTTTTAGATTTCAGCTTTTTATTTAAAAGCTTCAGGTAGTAAATAAGATCCATGGTATCAATCTCATTTAGTGTCCAGCCCTGTTCAAGCAGTGCTAAATACAGCTGATCGATAAATTCCTGGGGCTCCATGGCGTTCCCCTCTAGGGGTTTTTTCCTTCACCCCGGGTTGCAGCACTCAGTTGGCCAGTTACCTCATTGATGCATTTGTTAATCACAGGGATTAACTCTTTAGAAGCCAGGCCATCATAGACATCATCTCTTGTAAAGCGATTGCCAAACAGCTCTACAATGTAATCAATTAGTCTATCTAGCCCTTCTGGAGAAATGTTCTCAAAATCCACCCCTTGGGATACTTCGATAGTTTTTCTTACCATACGAGCCGAGATGAAGCCTGCGGTATAGGTTTTCTCCTTACCATCAATCTTTAATGTAATATCCACTGAATTAACCCTCCCACTCTGTAGTATCGCCAGGGACTTTTTCAAACCAAGTATCGGCTCCAGTAAAATCCTCGCTGTCCTCATCAGCTGTGTGCTTCCACTGCCCATCATGGAGTCTGGGCATAAAGGTAAAGCTGATGGTAGGGGTTTTGTACTCCACGCTGTCTTTTTTGGTTGAATAATCCTCAGCCATAGGCTGAGCCACACCTTTTAACAACCATACATAACGGTACTTCCCGTTAGACTTTAGGCTTTTAAAGCCCAAGGCAATATAAGGTGGAATGTCAGTTTTGTTTTCTATCAACACCCCATCTACAATTTCATTCCCCAACAGCTTAGCTCTTACAGTAAGAGGTAAATCCGCTGTTCCCACTTCCACATCGATTTTCCCTAAAGTTGAAACGGATTCCCACAGCTGATCATCTGCATACAACTCTTGGGTATCCACGGCGGGATTAATAGTAGCTTCAATTGCCCCCGCTATCGGTTCTGGAGTTTCATAAATCAACTCCTCAACGGTATCCTTAGTTAAAATGGCAAAATGCAAGTCATTTAACCCTACTTGGGCCATTTATAGCACCTCCTTAAAAAATCGCATGGCTTTGTGGTAGATTTTTAAATCATCTTCATACAGGTCATAAAAGTTCTGTTTAATAAAGCCAGCAGCCAACATCTTTTCATGGACAGCATTAACCAAATCGGTATAGTCTCCCTTGCTCCATACATCAACTTGCACATAATAGCCGGTAATTCGCTCCTCATCATCGGCATGTTGCTCCGGTTTTTCCAGGTAGGTAAAAAAGGTGATATACGAATCGGCAGTCCCGGTGTAGGTCTGAAAACGTACCGGCACCCCGATTTCTTTTAATGCTGTCATCACTGCTTGATTTATACTCATAGCCCCAGCCCTTTTCTTAATTCCTCAGCTATTTTATCCACTGCCCTATCTTTAGAATTTTCATAGCCTCGGGCCATAAAGGGATTAGCCTTCATTTTGACCGTCCCAAACTCCACAAACTTGCCATACCATCCCTCTTTATCCGGTCCCACTTCCACATGCTTCACCCCGTCCTTGGTTTTAACCCCGGAAGTTTCAATACTTTTCTTCAAAGTGCCGGTTCTCTGGGGGGCTTCTTGTTTAATAGCCTGTCTGACTATTTCTCCTGCTTCCCGCAGGGCTTGGTTTTCAATCCTGCTTCCCTTAGCACCCAGCTTTTCCACCTCAGCAATTAGATCTTCGATACCTTCCAGTTTCAGATCAGCCACTAGCTTCCACCTCCAATGCTTTAATCTCCATAAACCTGTTCTGGTATTTGATATTGTCAATGGCGATAATGTTGTACTGTCTACCCTGAAAGAGTATCCGCATAGAAGTATCAAGGTTCGGCAGATATCTAATGATAAACTTCACCGTATTTTCCGCCTGAACAGCTGCGGCTGCGAAATATTCCCGGCCATGCAGGTTGCTGGCAGCCGCCCAAACAGTTTTATAATCCTCCCAGGTTTCTACCTCAAAGCCGCTTTCGTTGACACTGGTAGTTAGTTTTTGTAAGGTGATCCTGTGTCTTAAATCCCCAATCTCCATCAACTTCACCAGCTTTCCTTGCGGTAGGCAAAAAGGAGCCGTTTTAAGACATCCAGAGTTTCTTTAATGCCGACTCCTTCCCGCTTTTCATACATGGCTGCTACCGCATAGAGAAGGGCCTGCTTCACTGTTTCCGGCAGTTTTTCAAATTCACTTAAGGGAAAGCGCAGTATCCCTTCACATAGTTCCTGAGCAGTATCTAAAAAAGAAGCGATGAGAGTGTCCTCCTCATCACCATCAATGCGCAAGTATAGCTTTACTTCTTCCAAAGACAGCACACCCTCACCTCCCTGTTTGTTAGCTTGATTTCATCAGGCCTGCAGCCTTGAGCTTAGCTAGCAAATCGTTGAAATCTTCCTTTAGAGTATCAACGGTTGTAGCTTCACTGTCCCCTTGGCTTGCCGCCGGCTTTAGTTCTTTTCCCTGAAAGGTAAGTTTACCGCCTACCGCAATCTCTAATTCTCCTTCCACAACCCACTTCATTCCGCCTTGCTCATGATAGTTTTTAACATTGCTCATCTATCCTCACCTACGCCTTCATCTTGAGAATTTTAACGGCTTCTTTTAAGATTAGCTTGCCATCCACCCGCTGGGTAGCCCGAAAGCCTACCTGACCGGTAGCTGCATAAAGTTCGCTCAACCGCTGAAATGCCCTACCTTGACGGTCTGCTATCCAATAATAACCGAAATCCCCAAAGGCGATTACTTTAGCCCCGGGCTCAATAGTAGGCACATAGGCCGAGGTCCTAACCGGGCGGTTTAAGAGAGTATCCGGTTCCCCCGCCTTTACCGAAGGCTGCCAGAGATACTGGCCCTGACCGTCTTTAAGTTTGCGGATTTCTTTTACCGTCGCATCGTTGGTAATGAAAGTGGCCCGCTTGCGGTAGGGAGATTTTAAGGAATAAAAGAGGTCAAAGATCTCATCCATCTTAATATTTGCCGTGGAAGTAGTAACTCCAATTTCTCCACCATGGGTATCATCAAAGATGCCAGCGGGTTTGCCACTACCATCTCCTACTAAAAAGGCTTCTTCTTCCTTGGCCCCAATACGACGGGCGAACTCTCTAGCGATGTAGCTTTCCAGGTTGAAGATACTGTCATTTAGCAGTTCCTCTGAAACCTTGATCATGGTAGCCACTTTATAGGCACCAATGGATACCTGGCCAAAAGCATCATCGTCTTCCGGGATAGCGCCTTCTTCATCCACCCAGGCAGCAGTCCCTTTAGAGGCCACTACCGGAATTTTCTTATCCCCGCTGGAAGTAGTAATCACCTTGGCTAGCTGGCGCATAATGTTTTCTTCTTCCAGCGCCTCTATTAAAGTACGCTCAAATTCATCGGGTACTAAATAGCCCCCCTCGGAATCAGTGCCGATGGTTAAAGCATTGCGAACTTCAAAATCACCCCGGTTGCGCATATGTTTCCAGAAAGCTCTCGTATATTCATCTGTAGCCCGGCCTTGTTTTTTCTCCCCTACACCAGGCACCGTCTTTAAAGCTTGGCTCGTAGCTTGAGAAAGTTCCAGGTCAAGGGCCGCCTGACGCTCCAAACGTTCGATCTCCTTGCCTAAGTTTACTACTTCTGTTTCCATCTTTTCATAGGTAGCAGCATCCTCCGCTGACAGCAGATCATCTTCTCCACGTCTTTCATCCAAGAAGGCTTTCGCCTGTTCCCAAACTTTAGCCCGTTTTTCCCTAAGTTCTGTAATCTTACTCATTTCTTTTTCCTCCTTGCTTATTTAATTAAGTTCAGCCGTTTCAGCAGCTGTTCATAAGAAACACCGTCGTGTTTGTGCTCAGCCTTAGCCGGCAGCTTCCGCATTAAGGCGTTTACCACGGTAACCTTATCAAACATAAAATCTGTTACCCGGGGCGGCACCTCCTGATAAAGGATCTCATCAGCAAACCCGAGCTCTACCGCCCTACCGGCACTGAACCAAGTCTCAGCGTCCATCATTTTGGCGATTTGTTTTCGCTCTAAGCCTGTTTTTGCTTCAAAAGCGTTAATGATGGCCTCTTTCACTTCCGATAGCATCTCAATTCCTTCTTGCATATCGCTTTCCTCACCCCAAACAAAAGTGGTTGGGTTGTGGATCATGAGCATGGCCGTTGGAGACATCCGTACCTGATCTCCAGCCATGGCAATCACTGCTGCAGCACTGGCGGCGATGCCGTCGATCTTAACCGTGACTTTGCCTTGATATTCTTTAAGCATGGTGTAGATTTGACTGGCGGCAAAAAAATCACCCCCTGGGGAATTGATCCAGACGGTGATGTTACCGGTATCTGCTTCTAATTCTTTTTTGAACTCTTTAGGGGTTATATCGTCCTCAAACCAGCTCTCCGGGGCGATGTAACCATCCAGGTAGAGTGTCCTTCCCGCTTCGTTATTAATCCAATTCCAGAATCTTTTTATCCTCCTCACCCCCTGCTTTTTCTTTTATATAGGCACCTACATCCTTAAGCTTCAGCATGTTGCCATTTACCATATAGGTATCTCCTCCTTCTGCCTCTGGTATAGGGTTCATATTTTCTAGGCTTCTTACATCGTTAGGGGACATAAAGCCGTTTTGAATCCCGATGGCATAGCCTTTCATCCGGGATTCATAGTCGCCTCGAAGCAACCCATCCACCACAAAGCTGGCAAAGAATTCACCTTTTTCCGCTTTACTAAAGAGGGCATTATTAAAAGCCTGCTCCAGCCGCACCAGCCAGGGCCTAATGGTGTGCACCACAAAGCTAATGGATTGGTGCTCAATATTGCTAAAAGTAGCCCGTTCCAAATTTGCCACTAGATGCGGCGGTACCCGAAAGATACGGCAAATTTCTTCAATCTGAAACTTGCGGGTCTCTAGGAATTGGGCTTGTTCCGGAGGTATACTTAAAGTCTTAACACTCATACCTTCTTCCAGCACCGCAACCTTATGGGCACTTTCGCTACCTCGGTAAATCTTGTTCCAACTCTCTCGAATCTTCTCCGGGTCTTTTAAGATCCCCGGGTGTTCTAAGACCACACTAGGCCGGGCATCATTGGCAAAAAACTTGGAACCGTATTCTTCCGTAGCCAGAGCCATGCCGATAGTGTTCTTGGCCATGGCAATGGGGGAGTAACCCACCAGTCCATCAAAGCTAAGGCCCGGAACATGCAATACTTCTTCTTTGCGTAAAAGGTATTCCCGTCCGTCTTTTAAGTAGCGGTAGTAAAGTTCACCTTTTTCAGTGCGGCCCACCTCCATACGGTCCGGCAGTAATGGGTAAAGACCAAGCACCTGCCCTCTGCCGTTTCGGATAATCTGAGCGTAGGCGTTGCCCCACAGCAAAAGATGACCCATCAGTGTTTCCCTAAACACAAAAGAAGTCATCTCCGGATTTGGCTCATCGTGAAGTAGGTAGTAAAGCTCATGGTCCATAGCCTTTTCCTTGCTTTGCCCAATACGCCGGTAAACGTGCAGGGGTAATGAAGCAATGGTTTCTGACAATACCCGCACACAAGCATAAACCGCTGAGGTGGTCATAGCTGTGCGCTCATTGACGGTTTTGCCGCTGGGTGTAGGACCAAAAAAGAAAGCATATGCGTTTTGCCAGAAGGTGTTCTTGGGACTGGCTCTGGATTTAAATAGCTTCGGCAGAATAGGTATTCTCATATTGGGGCATCACCTCCTTAAAATGGGCATGAAAAAAGCACCTACCATATAGCAGATGCCTTATTTCATCCCATTGGCTATATTAAATAGGGTTTGGTAAATTTTAGCCTCGCCCCGTTGACAGTTTTCAAAAATTCGCATATAATTTAAGCACAGATAGTAATGCAGGGTGATTCGCCGCCCTTAATCAGTGCGAGGTTTAATGCAGGGTGATTCGCTACCCTTACCAAGTGCGAGGTTTAATGCGTTAAGGTTAGGGTTCATCTCTAACCTTAACTATTTTTTCAGGAGAATACATATGTCTAGGTTGAAATTCTACGATATTGATGAAAATTACATAGATTACTTAAAAACCTTTGACCATCAAGTGCCCAATATCCGCTACAATAAATTCAACAAGTTCTTTTGCGGCATAGTACTTCAAGTGGGCCAATATAATTATTTTGCCCCGGTTACCTCTTTAACCAAACAGCAACGTACAAATTTCTTGATCTACGATAAGGGAAGAGTAATTAGTTCAATACGCTTTAGTTTTATGATTCCCGCTTTTCCTGAAGTGCTTACACTAAAAGATTTTAGTAAGCAACCACAAACTTATCGAGATTTATTGAATGCGGAAATAAAATATTGCAACCAAAAGGTGGACAAGATCTATAAAAAAGCTAAGCAGGTTTATAAAATTGGAACCAACAGAAGTCACCCGCTTTCTTATACATGTTGCGATTTCAAACTATTAGAAGAAAAGAGTTTGAAATATTTATTGGAAATCACAAAGAGCCAAGTGGCAGCAACCGACGAAGATCAGACCCCTTAATAAAGGTGGTCTTTTTTGTTTGTTTATATTTATAGTAATATCAGCCCTCGCTCATCATAAACCGAAGTTTCCGATCTCCCTTCATTCCTAATGCATCGATCCAAAGCCATAATCAAGGCCACCGCCCCGTCAATTTTTTCCGTGGATTTAGCTTTATCCGGCTTAATGTTCCCGGCAGGATCCGTTTGCACATGGATGTTATCCATCATCCAAGAAAGCACTGGATGGCCACCATGAGCAATTTTCCCCTCCAAAGTTAATTTCATTAGCTCCTTAGTAGGTGGACTCATATCCTTAAACCCCTGACCAAAAGGCACTACGGTAAAACCAGCACCTTCTAAGTTTTGCACCATCTGTACCGCTCCCCAACGGTCAAAGGCGATCTCTTTAATGTGGTACTCTGTATTTAAATCCTCAATAAACTTCTCAATAAAGCCATAGTGGATGACATTACCCTCCGTAGTTAAAAGGTGGCCCTGTTGCTGCCAAATATCATAAGGAACATGATCCCGCCGTACCCGTAAATCCAAGGTTTCCTCCGGCAGCCAGAAGTAAGGCAGTACGTAATATTTATCGTCTCCCGGTATAGGGGGAAACACCAACACGAAGGCGGTAATGTCGATAGTACTGGATAAGTCCAAACCACCGAAACAAACTCGACCTTTAAGCTTTTCAGGATCTACCGGATGAGCGCACTTTTCCCAAGTCTCCATAGGCATCCAGCGCACCGATTGTTTAACCCACTGGTTGAGCCGCAGCTGCCGGAATAAGTTTTCTTCTGCCGGATTCTCCCGGGCACTTTGATAAGCCGCCCTTACCTTTTCAATGTCGATGGTATGCCCTAGGGACGGATTAACCCTGTACCAAACCTTTTCATCGCTCCAGTCTTCCCCATCTTCTATGCTGTAAATCACCGGGTAGAAGGTGGGATCTTTCTTTTTACCCCGTAGAATATCCACGGCTTTTTGGTGCACCTCGTAACAGATAGAATTTCGATCCGTTCCGGCTGTTGTAATAAGGAAAAACAGCGGCTGTTTCCTGGCATCACCAGAGCCTTTGGTCATCACATCGTAAAGCTGCCTATTGGGCTGGGCATGTAGCTCATCGAATACCACCCCATGCACATTAAAACCGTGTTTGGTGTAGGCTTCCGATGACAGCACTTGATAAAAGCTTCCCGTGGGCATGTAAACTAATCTTTTTCTGGAAAGCACCGGTTTAATTCTTTTTTTTAGTGCCGGGGATTGGTCTACCATATCTACTGCTACATCGAACACAATAGAAGCCTGCTGCCGATCAGCGGCACAGCCATATACTTCAGCCCCCCATTCACCATCGCCACAAGTGAGGTAAAGAGCCACCGCAGCGGCCAGTTCACTTTTACCATTTTTCTTAGGCACTTCCACATAAGCAGTGTTATATTGCCGGTAACCGTTTTCTTTAACTGTGCCAAAAATATCTCGGATGAGTTTTTCCTGCCAGGGAAGTAGCTCAAAAGGTTTTCCATACCAGACCCCTTTAGTGTGTTTCAGCAGGCTGATAAACTGGACGGCCCTCTCAGCCTGGGCAACATCAAACATCTATTTCATCACCTTGAGGATGCTTTCCATCGGATCATCCTCTTGTCCCACAGCGCTGTCCACCTGGATTCGGGTCCTAGCCGCCGGTGTCAAGCCGAATTCAGAACAAAAGTCCTTCATCACTTTCAGATAAGTCTGGGCAATAGACACCTGCGGTACCTGCTGAATATACCCGGACGGGGTTTTGAAGATGGTGCCGTGTTTCGACAAAAACTCCTCCGCTTCCTTCCAGCGAGCATAAGCTTGGCAGTACCCGGCAAAGGCAGCTTTATCCACTTGGGTTAAGACACCGATGGTCTCTAATGTCTTGGCCATCCGTTTCCATTCTTTTTTCGCTTCCGGCTCCAGCCATGACGGACAGCGAGGAGCTTTCTTTTCTGGCTGGGGTTCGTTTTTATTGAGCGGCCTTTTGCCGGGGTTTCCCTCTAAAACTTTAAGTGCTGTCGGTTTAGGTTTTCTTCCCCGTGTCGCCATAGCTTTTCACCTCCATTAAGAAAAAAGAGCCCCAAAAGGCTCTTTCCAACTAAAATTTGGACACTTTATTTTAACTCACTTTATTTTGGGGAGTTGCTTTTGTAATTTATTCTACTTCCATATACTCCATAATGATTCCCAACGCCTCGTGATAGTTACCGGAATTACTGATTCTTTCAATCATCTCCTCCGCTTGTTCTTTTAGCCCGGCACTTTTTAAGGTTCTGCTGGCAATGCTCATAAGGTTAAAGATATTGCCATCCTGACCTATTAGTTTGCATTTTGGCTTATCCATTTTACGCTTCCTCCTTCGCCGGGTTTCTAAAAGCGCTGTTTCCGGAGAGGTTTTGTAAAAGAATCTTTCTAGCCAGTTTGTATTCGTCACCGACCATCCCCAAGCGCAAAAGCCAAGTTCTAAAAGTAAACTTCTCGTTATCGGTGACCTTTACTTTCGCCGCCACATTGCGCTTGAGTCTTCTGGCGTTGATATTTGCCTGCACTAGAAGCTTTGTAGTCGCCTCTACCTTCTCTGGGCTCACCTCATCAGTGTCTAGCTTAAAGGTGATGGTTTCTTTATCAAAGTCGAAGTCAATGTGGGGGCAGTTCACCCCTTCCAGCGCCTTCTTAAAATGGTCTAGTGTCACCATCCGTTCCTGCTTTAAGGCAGCGATAATTTCCTCACTCACCAGATCGCTTTTTAACCTCAAAGCCTTTTTTATAAGGGGCTGGTTATTGTAAAGCAGATGTAGAAAGTTTCTTAAGCTTTTCCCCCCATAGCCTTCCAGGGGAATCTCCACTTGCAAAATAGTTGATTCTGTTTTATCAGCAGTTTCTTGGTTTGACGTAGCTTCCACTTGCGCTTCCTCCTTTGTCCCCGAGTTCCCCAGCAGTTCTTCCAGCTCTACCACCTGCCCCTGGACATCTAAAATGCTGCCGTGTCGGTCAACGGTGTAGTCGCCCACTTGATAGGCAAAACTGGGCGCTCCTAAATAAACAGAGCGTACTTCAAGGTGCTGGCTAAGCTGATTTACCAGTTCTTTTCTTGTCATCATCAATCCCTCCTGTGGTTTTTGGTATGTATATACATCACTCAGAACCACAGAAATAGCAAGTAAAAAAGCCCCTAAGGGCTGATTATTATTTCTCTAAAGCTGTGTACCGGGGGTAGGTGTAACCTTCGCTGTTTACAAGCACCCGTTCACCGGTTTCTTTGTTAATGACCCGAATGCAGAGGATTTCCGTTCTTTCATTCACTCCACCGTCTTCCGGGCTAATCCAGGGCTGATCCTGGAAAAAGTCACTGGCAAATTGCTGAAATTCTTCATTAGTTAGGGAAACCTCTTTGTCCACCTGGTAGGTGGAGCCAATCTGCCCTTTTTTTAAAGCTGCCTGAGTTAAATCCTTTAGGTCTTTTAGATTGGCAATTTTCCTGCCGAAAAGGGCTCTTTTTTCTATCGTTTCCTGTTTCAACTCACCGGTTTGTAAACATCTGCAGTATAAATCAGGCACCGGTCGTCTTGGGTACCCACCGGAGAAAGGACAATGGAGTCTTCCCACCTGCCGGCGATTTCGTAGGTTTTGTTGTTGTAAGTTGCTATAAAGCGTTCTTTCTTTTTCACCTTGCTTACCTCCCTGTGTTTTTTGGTAGTCTATATATCACTTACAAACACAGATAAGTCAAGGGTTATAGGGCTCTTCTTTTGCACTTAAAGGACTGCTTTTGAGAACGAATGCAGGCCGCAAGGTGTAAAGTTAAAAATAGGCTTTATATGCCTGCTTCTTCCCATCTCGTATTAGAAAAACTTCTTTATCAGAGCCTATATACTCGATATAGCGCTTTACTCCTACATCCACATATTTTTCATCTAATTCGATAGCATAGCAAATGCGATCTGTTTGTTCACAAGCGATACCTGTTGAAAAGCTCCCCGAAAAGGGATCGAGAACAATACTATTTGGAGCACTGCTATTTTGTATGGGATAAGCACAAAGTGCCACCGGCTTCATTGTAGGGTGTTCCTCGGATTTCTTGGGACGGTCAAACTGCCATACCGTGGTTTGCTTACGGTCTGCATACCACCTGTGCCTACCGGTAGGTTTCCAGCCATAGATTATAGGCTCGTGTTGCCATTGATAATCACTTCGACCCAACACTAAAGTATCCTTAACCCAAATGCAAACCCCGGAAAGGTGAAAGCCGACCTCCCGCACAGCGTTTCTAAAATTAAGCCCTTCCGTGTCAGCATGGAAAACGTATAGAGCCCCACCATCAGCAAGTGCATGGTATATGTTCTTAAAAGCCGCCAGCAAAAATTGATAAAACTCATCATCTTTCTGGTTATCGTTTTTAATCAGCCGTTCTTTCTCTTTCCCTGCTGTAAAATTAACATTATACGGCGGGTCTGTTACAACCAGATTTGCCTTTTTACCATCCATCAGCTTTCCATAGGTTTCCGCTTTCGTGCTGTCACCGCATAACAGCCGATGCCTTCCCAACAGCCAGAGGTCGCCTGGCTTACTGATAACCGGCTCTTTCAAAGCTTCATCTACATCAAAGTCATCTTCTTTAACATCTTTATCATGGACCTTAGAAAACAAATCTTCAATCTCGGCAGCATCAAAGCCAGTTATGGAAATATCAAATATTCCATCGTCTAGTTCGCTAATTAAGTCCGCTAGCTTTGGTAAATCCCATTCACCACTGACTTTATTCAAAGCCACATTTAAGGCTTTTTCTTGGGTCTCGTCAAGATCTACCACCACACACTCTATCTCGGTATGCGCTTGTTCTTGCAATATTTTTAAGCGCTGGTGGCCGCCGACAATATTTTCAGTTCGCTTGTTCCAGACAATCGGTTCCACATAGCCGAAGGTCTCCATGGACTTTTTAAGTTTCTCATATTCCGGATCTCCCGGCTTTAAGTCTTTTCTGGGATTATATCTGGCTGGATTTAGTTTTTCTAACGGTATCTTTTGTATCTGCAACTTTTACACCTCCTGCCGAACAGCTTTTTTCCCGGTAAACTGTTCCCAGCGTTTAACAGCCAAGTCGCAATAAGCCGGGGATAGTTCTAAGGCATAGCAATTCCTGCCTAGCTGCTCAGCAGCTATGATGGTAGTGCCAGAGCCGCTAAAAGGCTCGAAGATGTTATCCCCCACACCGGTGGTGAGTTTTATAAAAAAGGTCGGCAGCTTTACTGGAAAAATAGCCGAATGTTTTAGAGAATGTGTGTTGCCAGGTATCTGAAGCACGTTTCCAGGTCTGGCAATCCCCCTTTTGAATCTACCCCTGACTGTGATGTTACCGGTTCGGCCTTTTGTCTGTTTACCACTGCCGGAAACCCGAATTCTATCCGATGTTTTACCTACGCTTCGAGGATTAAATTTGATTTTCTTAGTTTTAGTAAAGTGGAATAGATCCTCGTACATATCCACCAAATCTAAAGGCAGAGTTTCCAGCCTTTCCTCATCTACTTCTACAAGTTGCACCATCCAGTCGATTTTTTCTTTCTTGGTGAAAAAGTGCACCGGCTCGAAGTCGTTCCTTAAGCGGTTAGACCAGCCGCCAGGTAAGCCCGGCTTAGTCCAGATCAGCTGGTCCACATAGCGCCAGCCGCCCTCCACTAAAGCAATGATGGTTTTCATAACGTAAAGGGAGCGCTGGCCATCTTCCACGTATTCTTTGATATTGACAAAGAAGGAGCCGCTATCTGCCAAAACCCGGTAAATGTTACTGGCTACTTGGAAAAACCAGCCCGGGTATTCGTCCGGGTGGATACCGCCATAATCGTCTTTTCGCTGCATGGCATATGGTGGAGAAGTGATGACGCAGTTGGCTTTTTCCCCGTTCATAATCCTTTCTACATCGGTCAACTTAGTGCTGTCCCCACAAAGCAACCGGTGATTACCTAAAAGCCATAGGTCTCCCGGTTTGGTGATGGGTTCTTCCGGTACTTCCTCGTCAAAGTTGTCTTCTTCGACTTCTTCTTTGAAACCTAAAAGCTCATCTATCTCCTCGGCATCAAAGCCGGTAATATCTTTTAAATCATCGTCTAAGCCCTTAAGTAACTCGCTCAGCTTGGGTAAGTCCCAATCGCCCCTGATTTTGTTTAAGGCAATGTTTAAAGCCCGCTCCCGTTCAGGCGGCAAGTCAACTATTGAAACCTCTGTTTCCGTATCGCCTCGTTCTTTTAGGATCTTTAAGCGCTGGTGGCCGGAGATGAGCACATTGCCCTGCTTGTTCATCACCAACGGTTCTACCAAGTCAAATTCATCAATGGACTTTTTGAGCTTCTCATATTCCGGATCCCCTGGCTTTAAATCCTTTCTGGGATTGTATTTAGCCGGATTAATTTCGTCTAACGGGATACGCTTGATCTCCAAAATGGCCACCTCCTTTTCCTCATTGTTTTAACCTCTTTTGAAACACCAAAACCCTATAAAATCGGGCTTTCGCCGCTTATACCCCCCTCTTGAATTTTGCGAATTCTTGCGCAAAGCCCCGCCGCCGCTCCTGGGGCCAAAGGCTGTAGAGATTAATGCCCCCCTACCCCCAAGGTTAGTAAGTGTAAACCTTCCCTTTTTCTCCCCAGCGGCCTTCCTTGGCAGTCTTTCGGTCATGGCAAGATTTACAAAGAGTCTGCAAGTTATCCTCGTCCCAGAATAGTTCCGGGTTACCTTTGTGAGGTTTGATATGGTCCACCACCGTTGCTTGGGTAATCCAGCCCTGTCGTTCACACTCTGCGCAAAGAGGATATTTTAGCAGGAGCCGCCTCCTCAAACGCTGCCACCGGGCACTTTGGTATAGCTCCTGGTGTTGCCTATGCTTTCGGTTGTATTCCCTATCTACTTGTCTTTGATGTTTGCTGCAGTACCTTCCTTTGGTCAGCTCCGGGCATCCGGGATGGCGACAAGGTTTTAATGGTTTTCTGGGCATATTTAATCACCTTCTTTAATGGGCATAGAAAAAGCCCCGGAGAATTTAACCTCCAAGGGCTTCATCAAGAATGCTGTGTTTCCTTAGGAGTCGTTTCGATCTGTCCCAAGGCATATCCAAACAGCATCTGGTGTTCTTGATTTTTTCCATGCCTTTACATCTTACATTATAGCATACGTCACGGGTGCCCTTTACTGCCTTTTACTGCCCTCTTTTTATTTTCTTGATTTTCTTTAGCGCCCTGCCGTGAATCTTGAAAACCGATCGATCGTTATAATTTAGTTCTCTAGCAACTTCCTCCCAAGCTTTACCACTAATATATCGCATCTCCAACAACAGCTGGCAGATGGGATCATCCACTTGACTAATAGTTTCCATGATTTCAGCTTTTACATCCACCAACCGGTCGATATCCTCGTTAATTTCCTTTTCCAAATCCACAATCTTGACAACGGTGTTTTCCATGTGGCTTTTTATATTATTACTGCCGGACACCTTCTCCTCGGTCAGGTTGGCAGACACTTTCATGGCCAGTGCCCTTAGTGTTTCTAGCTGTTCCAGCTTACTGTTTATTCTCTGATCAAGCCAGAGGGCTTGGGATAAATATTCCTTGGCATTCATATTACAACACCTCCCGTTTGCCGCCGTAATATGTCTCGAAAATATGTCTCTGCTTATCTCCATCCAGAGCATAGATCCTATTTTGGGCTTTCTTTTGATCCAGTAAATATTGTTCTTTGGTTTTATAGAAACTGCAGCCTTCGCACTTTTTCACTTTCAAGGCGCTGCAGCTATTTCGTCTATAAGCAAAACAGTCCTGCACAGTTAGCTCACCTCCTGGTAGATGTCCCGCACCCGAGCCTTTACCGCCTGCAGTAGGGCTTCTTGTCCGGCTTTCTTGTTAGCCAATACCTGCATAACGTCTTCATCTATAGTTTCCTTGGCAACTAAGTGGTGCACCACCACAGTGTTCTTCTGGCCCTGACGATGAATACGGGCATTAGCTTGTTGGTACAATTCCAAGCTCCAGGGCAAGCCAAACCAGATGATAGTGCTGCCGCCATCCTGGAGATTCAAACCATGGCCGGCAGAGGCGGGATGGGCCAGCATCACCGGAACTTCACCTTTGTTCCAATCCTCGATGTCTTTCGGTTTATCAAGCACCCGGCAATCAAAGTGCTTTTGTATACGCTCAAACTCATGACGGTAGGCGTAATAGACTAAAACAGGCTTGCCATTGGCCGCCTCTACCAAATCCTCTAAGGCTTTAAGTTTCTCGTTATGGAGCACCTGCACTTCTTCATGCTCGTCATAGACCGCCCCGCCGGTTATTTGTAAGAGCTTATTGGCCAGCACCGCCGCACTTCCAGCCACCACATCACCCTGCAGTAGTGGTAGCAGCAGTTCCCTTTCTAATTGCCGATATTGCTCCATAGCTTTTGGCGGCAGCTTAACCGGCACGATATTGTCCATGCGCTCCGGAATATTTAGGTGGTCTTTATTTTTCATGCTGATGCAGATATCCGATAACTTTTTGTAGATAGCTTCTTCAGCGCCTTCTTTAGGCTTATAGGAAAAAACCACATGCTGATTGCGCTTATCGGGCAAAAAATAGCGTTCTCGGTAACCGGTTATGGTTTTGCCTAGCCTCCTGCCACTATCTAAAAGGTAAACTTGTGACCATAGGTCAATGAGTCCGTTGGGAGCCGGAGTACCGGTTAGACCTACTACTCGTTTGCATAAAGGCCGCACCTTGCGCAAAGCCTTAAATCTTTTGGCCCGGTGGGATTTAAAGCTAGAGAGCTCATCTAACACCACCATGTCAAAGGGCCAGTCTTTTTTGTAGTAATCAACTAACCACTTTGTATTTTCTCGATTTATCACACAGATATCGGCACTGGTGTTTAACGCCTGAATGCGCTCCTTTTCTGAACCTAACACTTTAGCAATCCGCAAATGTTTTAAGTGGTCCCATTTCCTAGCTTCAGCGTCCCATACATTTTCCGCCACCCGCAATGGAGCAATCACCAACGCCCGGGCTATTTCAAAATAGTTGTGCATTAGTTCAGCGATAGCTGTTAAAGTAATCACCGTTTTGCCCAAACCGCAGTCTAAAAAGATACCGGCTGCTTTTCGATTCAAAATAAATTTCAAAGCGTATTCCTGATAATCGTAAGGAATATACTTCATCCCATCATCTCCCCCAAAAAAACATCCAACGCTTGAATAGTATCTATAACATAAACCTTAAAACCCAATTTTTCTAACTGCTTTTTTCTTTTCAGTTGCAGGGGTCTCAATTGTTCCCCTGGTGCCTTAAGCTCCACAAAGGCTATCACTTTATAGGGCAGAAGCACAATTCGATCCGGCACACCGGCCACTCCTGGAGAAATAAACTTCAAGGCCAGTCCACCTACTTTTTCAACTTCCTTTTTCAGTTTTGCTTCGATTTCTTTTTCCCTCAATTGAACCACCTATCCCTAGTGACACCGCCGACATCATTTTCCAAATTCAATCATTTAATTATTAACTCTCAATACTAACCTTGCTTTTGATGTCAGTAGCGTCATTTTTATATCCAGACACTGTACACTTATAGACGCAGTTTTTACTATAGACATATAGAAAAATAGCTACATAAGAGTTATATAGAAATTCTGGTCTGTTAGCGTCTGTGTGTCCGCATTTTCCAAATTATGGTCTATAAACTGACGCTATTGACACTTACTTTCAAGTTTGCAAATAGGATTTTAGTTTACGCTATAAAACCTTTTTACCTTAACTGCTATCAGCCCTTATCTTCTTAGCTTAAAATGTCAAACACCTCACCGGGTCCTGATTCTTTTTTCTTTGCCACCTTTATACCAGCCCAGCCCCGGGAACCAGTGGTCCCAATCCTCACTCTTGAAAACCCTCGCTCCCCCAGCATCCTTGAGAAGGAAATTTTCCTAACCGGTATTTCCCCGTTATCCGCACACCACATTTCATAAGCGCTATATAAATCCCTGGTGGTGGTTTTAGCTAAAGGGTTTAAGCTGCAGCAGTCCTCAAAGAATTCACCCAATCTATCTGTCTCCTCCTGGTATTCACTCACCGCATCCAACACTTGCTCCGGGGGATTGAGGCCTTCCTTTTGCCAAGCTAGACATCCTTTTACCGCCCAAGCCAAAATAGCCTCACCTTCTTTTTTAAGCTTTTCTCCTAGTTGTTTATCTCGCTCTTCTGGAGGAATGGTCACTGTAAAAGGGATTAACATGATCCTAGACCAGATGCCTTGGTCCCGGCCCCTAATATCCGGTTTGTTGTTACTGGCTAGCCAGATCTTAAACTGAGGTTTGTAGGTAAAGGGATCCTGGCGCATAAAGCGCACTTGCACTTCATCCCCACCAGTTATTTGTTTAATTAGACTTTCGGCGAAGCGCTGGCCGTAGCCGGTTTCCACGGTACTGGTAAAACGCACTCCTTTGAGAGCTGCCAACTCCACAGGGATGGTATCGTGCTTTTTCTCCATAAATACTTCAGGACGGGTGGTACTGGCATAATCACCCATAACATACTGGATGGCTTCAATGAATTTGCTTTTGCCGTTACGCCCTGTGCCGTAGAGAAAAAAGAGCACTTCTTCGCCGCAATCCCCAGTTAAGCTATAGCCTACAGCCCGCTGGACAAAATTTCTTACTTCTTCATCTGGCAGTACCCGCTTTAAGAAGCTATCCCAAAGCTCACTGCTAGCCGATTCATGGTAGGCCACAGGACAGATTTTAGTTAACAGTTGCTTCCTGTTGTGAGGCATCAGCACTCCGGTCTTTAAATCTAAAGTACCGTTTTGCACATTTAGAAGCCAAGGATCTGTATCCAGCTGATCTTGAGCCACCGGCAGATGGCTTTCGGCCAGGGTAATCATGTCTCTTTGTCGGGTGCGGGACTCTGAGGTGATAGCCCATTTGAGCATTGCCCGGCGTTCAGTTTCATCGTAAATTTGCATAGCTTCTGCTCCAATGCGGCGCACTGTATCTTTAGCTTTGCGGTAAATCTCACCACTATCGTCAACTTCCCAGTGCTTGCCGTTCCAAATGAGCCATTTACCCAGTTGATAGCAATAGCGAAGTTCCTCCCCGTGGTGAAACACTAAGCGTTCAGCGTTGCCGGTATCTGTACGGCGAAAGATTCCACTGCCAAAATCATTGATAACCGAGCTAATACCCATCCACTCCCGCATCCGGCCTACAATTTTATCTCCTACTATTCCGGCAAGCTTTGGCCAACCGCTAACGGGCATTCCTTTTTGCAGTTTATCTATGGCATAGCCTAATGCTTTAAGGCGCATATCTGCTTCATCATCTTTGGCAGCATCCACCACGGCCTCTATAAAAGTTTTTATCTCTTCCAAGCCCCAGCCGGCATGGGCCAGAGCACCGGAGAGATGTAAAGCGGTATCCTGACGGGCCCCGGCCTCTGGCCAGTGGCGGGCCAAAAGAGCTGCCGCCGCTGTGAGCCGGGCTGCTTTAACCAGCTCGACATTAGCCAGCTCTTTGGGCTTGCCTTGGCCCATCCAGATCACCTTTTCGCCTGTAGGGTGGGTTGAGGGTGGTATCATAGTTTGACTACCGGTACTGCGAACTTCCAAAATGGTAATGTTCTCTATAGGATCTTGGAACTTGACAGTTTGTGCTTCTAGGCAGCGGTATAATAAATGTGCTTTCCCGATGCTTTTTCGGCCAAAGGAGAGATCTGTCCCGGGCATTAGGTAGCTGGCGGTAATTACAGCTTCCGGCGTGTCACAGTCAATATCTACAATCCAGTCCGAAGGCTCCCCTAAAAGTAAGCCGATATTGCGGTCCGGGGTAAAAACTTGATTGATTTCTTCCGCTTTAATAAGTCGTTCTTGCCATTTAGCTTCTATAGGTTTTTTCTCCCCAGGCTGCAGTGGGATACAATGCCAACCTTGTTTAAGTAGCTGCTGGGCTGTTTGGGCGATTACATTTGTCATAAAGCAACAGCCTCCAGTTGGCTATTAAACCTCTTTACCCTAAGGCCCAATTCCCCCGCCCGGGCAATCTCACCGGTCATACCTTCCGAAATCTTATCTCCAAAAGCCCACAGCTCGTCGCATTTTTCTAATAGCTCTAAGCCCAAGTCCAAACCCACAGCCCTTTCCTCGAGAACAGTATCATCAAGGAAAGTGGTGAAGATAACATGAGGAGCTAAAGGGATACCGCCTTGGCTGTAAACAAAGCGGGAGTAGGCGATGGCCTTTTGGATGTTTCTTTCTACATCTCCCCGGAGCGGAGAGCAGACATAGATGACAGGTCTTCTCCGCTCCTTGTCCACCAGCAGCCGGTTTAGATACCACCTAGCCTTTTGTAAATCTTCCTCCCCGGCCTTATGTTCAAAACGGGAGAGGTATTTAATGACGTTTCCTGCTAGGTAACCCTTAAATTGCTCCTCAGTGAGCTTGGCTTTAATAAAGTCAATAGTTTCTATGCCACCTGTCATGTAGTGGTCAGGGTTAATTTTATCCATGCTTCTCCCCCCCTCTTTAAGCGATTTTGCGTTCAATTACCGGCAAAAGGCCCCTCTTATTTTTCAAAAGGTCGTAAAGGAACAGTCGGCCTTTTTGTGTCCAATAGGTATGCATGACACTTCTTTCGGCATCAATGGTGTGGGTCTTGGATTGGGTATAACCTTGATCGGCATAGTCCTGGTACAAAAGCCAGGTGTTGCCCATCTTATACTGCACTCCTAATTCGTGAAGCAGCTTATTCATGGCCCGGCCTGACATGCCGTAATCCTTAGCAATTTTGGTGATGGGAACTAAAGATTTATTTTGTACAATCAGATCATAGTAAGAAGCTTTAGGTCTTAGCTCGCCGATAATCTGCTTCTGTTTGGCAGTCTCCAGCTCCAATTGCTTGGCTCTTTCTTTGGCCTGCTTGTATTCTGTAAACAGCTTAATGCCCAAGTCAGGATTATTTAAGATGTCATCAATGAGGGCATCAGTGGCATACAGCCCAAATTTCCTTATGGAAGGCAGCACCTCATCAAACACCCATCTTTCAAACTGCTCTGCTTTGGGTAGATTGGAGCGGATAATTAAACGGTAAAGATCGCCTTCGGGGATAAAGTTCGTCTCTTGTGTTCGACCTAGATTATCGATGATGTCGTGTTTCACGACCCCACGACAATGACGGGATATCGCATCTCTGGTATTGGTGTATCCCAAGATGGCAGCACACCTGCTAGCGGGGAAGTATTCTTTACCATTGATAATTAAAATACTTAACTCCCCAAATTCTTTATGGTTAAATATTTTCATATCTCTCATGAATGAAAACCTCCTAATCTTTCATATAGTAATCACTCTCAAAACCTTCTGCCTGCAAGGGTAGCCCTTGTGCCCAGTCAATCGGTTGGCTCATGATTGCCTCCACTTCTTTAAGTGAGCCAAAGCCATAAGGCACATCCAACACCACCTCGTCATGCACATGAAATGCGATTTTATAGCCGGCGGCATCCAGCCTTAGGAGAGATTCGGCCAAACAATCTCTAGCAATGGCCTGGACAATATTTTCCGTGATTTTCCCCCCATAGGTATCGATCCGACACCATTTGCCCAGCTCCACACCTTCATAGGTCAGTTTATCTTTGTTAAAGCGTTCATCTAGTTCAATCCTGGGCCTCACATAAACTAGACTCCTACCTGAGGGCAATCTGATAAATAGCACTCCGCTTTTGTAATAAAATTTAAGCCCATATCGCATATTGACCGCTGTTCTATCTTTTACGGCTCGAATAGCTGCTTCTTCCACGTCCCACCAGAGTTTTACGATATTCGGGTTAGACTGCCGCCAAGCTGCAACAATTTCCGGCAGCTCATCCTCTGATAGCCCCATGCTTAAAGCTCCCATGGCCTTTAAGGCTCCAACGCTACCCTGGTAGCCACAGGCCAAAGTAGCAATTTTACCTTTTTGCCGCAGCTCGTATTCCGGGTTACCCCGAACAATAAGCTCCATCGGCACCCCAAACATCCTGCTGGCGGTCATCTCATAAATCTTGCCATGCCCCTTGAAGGTATCTATAACCCACTCCTCCCCTGCCAGCCAAGCAATAACCCGAGCTTCAATGGCACTAAAGTCTGATATAATAAACCGGCATCCTGGAGAGGGAATAAAAGCTGTTCTAATGAGTTGGGATAATACATCAGGCACACTGTCAAACAATAGCTCCAGAGCTTCATAATCCCCAACCTTGAGAAGCCTTCTGCCCAAGTCCAAATCGCTCATGTTGTTTCTAGGAAGGTTATGCACCTGCACCAGCCTCCCCGCCCAGCGTCCCGTTCGGTTGGCTCCATAGTATTGCAACAACCCTCTAACCCGCCTATCCTTGCATACTGCCCGTTCCATCGCTTCATATTTTCTAACAGAAGTTTTGGACATATCCTGTCTGAGTTCCAGCACCCGCTTCACTGTCGGATTGCTTATTTTGGCTAGCAGTTCTTCCACATTTGCTTTGGCCAGGCTTTCCACTTTGATACCATGTTCATCTTGAAGCCATGTCTTTAACTGGGTAGGGCTATTGGGATTTTCCAGCCCGGTTAAATGGGTGGCTTCCTTCATCAATTTCTTCTGGTAACCTCCATCGCATTGAATGGCGTTTTCCACCAGCCTTTGGTCTACCCTAACTCCGTAGTCGTTAATGCGCTGGTCGAGGTACCATAACCGCATTTCCTTTTCCGGCATCGGATAGCGCTCTAGCCTTTGCCGAATGGCCCTTTCCACTTCCACATCTTGTTTGCAGTAAGCCTTAAATAAAGTCCACTTCTCCCTATCGTGGTGGGGAAGGTTTCTAGTTCTGCCACCGTTAGACTTGGTCGGTTTACAAGGCATTGAAAAGTATCGGATTAGCGCCTTCCCCTCCTGCATCTTTTGAGTGGATAGATTTAACACTTTAGCCACCTTCTCCAAACTTGTCGGTAGACCCAAGGTTAAGGCATGAGCTTGGCTGCAGTACCACTGCTGGGGTGGCATTGGTATGTTGAGATATTGCGCCAGACAAGTTCTCTCGAAGTTAGCATTAAATGCTGTTTTGATTACAGTTGAGTTCGTTAAAGCACTGATAATCTCATCTGGGATGGCCTCATTATTAGCTAAATCGATAACCTGCACTGGGTCGTTATTAAAGGTATAACCAAACAATAATATGGTGAAATCCGCCGCCTGGGTGTAAGCGTAGACCCCACATCTGGCGAGGTCTACGCTGCTGTAGGTTTCGATATCTATGGATAGCATGCTATTCGAGAATGTCGAGAGCATCATCGGCCAAGAGTTCAAAATCATCTTCAGGCTTGGATCTGCCGCCTAACGGCTCACCATCTTCGAGCTTTTGTAGGTTTTGTAAACCTGCGGCAATACCTTTATTCCCGTTGACGTTGTAGGCATAAAAGATAATACTGGCCCTGCCATAGCAACCTGAATAAAACTCAGTCGGATCTAAGATAGGCTCAACATTTTTATCTACGATTCCAGGCTTAATGAAACTATTGGCATTTACAAAATAGCTGTCAGCATAGGCTTCATCATCAGATCTGTCGGTATCTCCATCCCGTAAGGGAGTTTTAAGATTGGCTGGGATTTTACCGCCAAGCTTGGCAAGCCCCTCTTTCTTAGCTATTTCAATAGCAGCCTTAATCTTTTTTAATGTCTCTTTATCGCTTTTGGGAATGATTAAAGAAACCGAATACTTGGGGTCACTGCCGTTTACTGATTTTGGCTCCCACACATTCACATATGAAAATCTAACCTTACCGGTTATCACTTTAGTTGACATCTATATTTCCTCCTTAAAATCAATTTCAGCTGTGCTTTTTATTGCCGGTCGTTTATCATCCACACTGACCAGCTTTGGTTTCCCAGGGGGCTTTTTAATGTATGGCCCCAACAGCCCATTAAACTGCTCCCTGCCCACCAGCCGTTCCATGGCCGTAATGCCCAGCAGCTTTTTGGCATAGATCTTGTCCTCACCAAAGCCTGCCGCCATTAAAACTTCTGCCGCTTGAGCTTCGTCTTCATATCGCCGGTAGCTTCGGCCCTCAATCAGCTTGTATCCTGGCCATTCCTTGTTATGATTTACGGCTTGGTCTAAGGCGTAAGCCTGGACATCGCTAACCCAGCTTTGTAGTGCATCAGCTATTGCCATGACTTCAATGATCTCCTCGTCGGTTAAAAGAGGCGGCTTTTTGAAGTCATGCTGGGCGAGCTTCATATGCTCGTCAGCCCTGGCTCGGCAGGTGAAGCGCACTTTACAAAAACGGCAATGTTCGCCGGGTTTAAACTCGCCCTTACCATTAGAGGCTAACGCTGCTTTTGGTTTGGCAACACTCTCTCCCCAGTTAACTAACTCGTCCACTCCCATTTCATCAGAGGAGATACTATCCAACCTAGGTTGGTGGATGGTCATTTTTACGATATTGATGTCATAGAGGACAGAAAAATGATTTATAGCTCCTAAGGCATAAAGCCGCATTTGGCTGTTATCTACCGCTGAAACTTGCACCCCTCTTCCAAACTTAAGATCTACCACTTCCAGTACATCATCAGTCACCAACACTAGATCCCCGGTGCCAAAACCCTCTCGCACCCAGGGACTGTAATCCAGTTTGGCTTCCAGAAGCACTACTGCGTCTTTGGTGCGAGCTTTTGCTTCATTGATTTTTTCAATGGCAAAGTCCACATAGGTTTGCACATCGTCCTCTAGTTCTTGGCTGTAAAATTTGTCTTGCTTTAGCTTTTTAAGTTTGCTCTCATACTTAAGAGCAGTAATGTTTTCTAAGTAGCGGGCTAGTTTAAGCTCAGCCAAAGCATGGGCAAAGGTGCCTTCCTGGGCGTACTCACTGGACTTTTCTTCTATCTCAGCTTCCAACTTGGCCGAGGGTGGACAATTAAGCCATTTCTCGGAGCCAGAAGCAGATAGTAATGCATGGCCCAGGCCAGCCTCTCTTGCGCCTGAAGCGCAATTCACCTTCTGTCTTGCCATTTATACTCCCTCCGCATCTTCAAGGAGTGCCGGGTATTTTTCTTCTGGAATGTCTGAGAGCTTTTCTCCACCATGTCTTTGTAAAAGCGCCTTAACCTCTGCTTGTTTGCCCTCTTGCATCAGTGCCGCCAGCTTTGCTCTAACGTCCTCTAGAGTAATCTCCTGTAGAGTAGTTGTTGTTTCTTTGCACTTGGTTGACTTTTCTTTTGCCAGTTTTTCTATGCTAGTTGCCAACTTCCTAAGGTCCTTTGCAATATTTAAAACAACATCATCTATCAACTTCTTTCCCTCCTTTACAACTTTTTGGCTTCTTGGTAAAAGGCCATATAGTCTTCCGGGTTTACCTCCACCAATTTCCCTGCCTCATATTTTTTGAGTAACGTTTTAATTTCAGATACTCTGCCTTTTTGCATTTTCTCTGTGAGCACGATGCTAATGTCCTGAAGAGTGATCTCATCTGGATCTAACTCACCTTTTGCCAAGGCACGATATCCTGCCGCAAGTCTTTCTAATTCCTCTGCTAGTGCAAAATGCAGTTCACTCATGACTCCACCTTCTTTCCTTTAACTACTCAGAGCAAAATCTTTAATAATGCTGTTCATCACCATTAGGTCGTTGCCGGAAAGGTTAGCACTTAATCGTTCCAACAGTTCTTGCTGTTCAGGTTTTAGATATTTCTTGTGCAAATAATAGCCATCTGCTACCCTTACACCTCCGCCATAACGACCCCGGATGGTTTCTATTGGGTAAGAAAGCGATAGGATGTCAATGTCGTTTTTAATTGTTCTGACACTTACACCAAACTCAGCAGCCAGATTAGCCATAGTGTCTTGCCTCCTGCGGCATAAGGCTTCTATGATTTCCATCCGCCTTTCATTTGGCCCCATCGCTTTCTCACCCCCCTTCCATTTGCTCTGTGACTAAAGAGTAAATGTTAAATATGCAGGTCTATTTCATATTTAGAAAAGTATTTAAAACAAAAAAATAGCCAGATGAAATGATATGTGCTAAGGAAATCACCCCAAAACACATTTCATTTCAATCCGGCTATCAGACAGCTCACGTGGGATTGATAAAGTATTAAATTGTTAGGAAACTTTTCTTAGTTTCTTTTTGTAAATTGATTTTGCTATACGCCTTAGATCTTTAACATCTTGAGGCTCCAAATATGGTTCTAGAATCCATTCTAAATTTATGTCTATGGGCTCGGCAACATCTCGGCATTTTGCTGAGATAAAAAGGGCCTCTTCCTTAATTAGCAAGTTAAACAACAGTTTGTTATGCCGTTTATTATTTTTGAAGACCGTATGTCGAACCTCTTTTAGTAGCAAAGGCATACCCCCTTTCTTATCCTTTTTTGTTTCCTTGAATTCATTATAGATATGCACTTTTCCTTTACGCCATATACGCCATCTAGCGTAATGAATGGTAAAAAAATATAGCTTAAAACAGGGAAGGTTGTAAATCATCCTTCGCCACAATAAAATCAAATTTACGCAATTTAATGAAGGCCGCTTGCTTGGATACCCCATATACCCCTGCTATTAACCTTGGGAATTCCTCCTCAGCAAACCAATCGTGCTGCCAATCAATTCCGGTTATTACTCTGCCACCAGTAATACCATTTAAATTAAGTATTTCTAAAGCTAGTGGTATAAAGGTAGACTTTGGCATGGCTATGGCTGATGCAAAATAATCGGCTTGGTGTTCCCGGAAATCTTCAGATGTTACAAGCGCCTTTTTCCGCCCGAAACTTTCGATATTATTGTGGCGGCAACATACAACTGGCCTAATCTTAGGCTTTTCATCTTTAAAAAGGGAAAGTTGCCCACTATTATCAGGTGCAGTAAAGACACCAGGATGAAGCCATAAATGGCCCCCTTCATGCAACCCCGTAAAAAGTCCCAGCCCTTCTTTGCCTTCCTGCATAACGTAATTATCAATTACGATGGTTCGGTTCGTTAATTTTCTTACCCCAACTCGACAGTTTTCTCGGTCAAAAACCTTTATATACTCTTGATCATTAAAAGCTGTAGCACCCCAGATTGGTTTATCTTCATAATAGATGTCCATGAATTCAATATTGGCGCCAAGATATGATTCTAAAAAATGTAGGTGGTTGATTGGTGTAGGCTCTTTTAATAGCTGTGGTTTGTAGTCTGCAAGCAGCATTTCAGCCAACTCATCAATTTCGGTATCCTTTAGGATAGGGGTGTTATCTTGTTTATCCATCTTGCTCCATCTGAATTCAATCACTGTTTTCCTCCTTTCTTCTTTTCCATGTCTCTAATAAATGTTTTCCAATCCTCCTCATCAATTACCCCTGCCTTAGATTGCCTGAGGGCTAGCCTTGCCATATCCCCAATTTCACTGTACATCATAATGTCCTCTATATCGGAGGGAATTTCCCTACGATCCCGGGCTGCTAAATCATACATTTTAGCCTTGTCCTCATCGGAAAGATTAAGCACTTGGGCGAACTTCTCAATCTTATCTTTGTCAAAAGGCTTTCTGCGGTTGTTTTCGATATCGCTTAAGAAGCTTAGAGATATTCCCAGCCTTTCGGACATGTCTTTAAGGGTTAACTCCCGAGGGTCATTAAGACGTTTCTGTTTGATAAAATCGCCAAATCGAATAAATTGTTCTCGCAACATAAGCACCTCCTTTTTATTTTACACTATTTACGCCTTATAGCGTAATTATAGCATGGAAAAATATTCATGTCAATACTTCTTTCACTTTCACCCAAAAAAAAGCCCCGTGAGAGAGCTTGATTAGCTGCTTTCCCACGGGGGCTTGTTTGTTTTTCTCGTGCCTTAATGACAAATTGGGTCACAATATAGAGCAGAAAGCCGTTACCAGTTTTATTCTTCTTGTTCTTCGCCTTCTACTGCTTCTTCATCTTCTACCGATTCTTCGTCATCTGCTAATTCTTCACCTTGTACTGGTTCTTCACCTTCTTCTGACGCTCCAATTTCTTCCTCATCTATCACTTCTTGCTTAGCGTCATTGAAGGTTGAAACTGCTGCTTCCAAGGCTTCTACTGCTTCTGCTACATCCTGCTGGGTTTCCGCACTTTCCTTCGCAGCCTCAGCTGCGGCAATGGCTTCGTCCAGGGCATCCATGTCTGCTTGGGTTACCCAGTAAGTACCCGCCGGCACATCCGCTCCTTCTTCGCTTATAACGATGCCTTCTTTAGTAGCTATAGCTTCTTCAATGGCAGCGTCAAGGAGGGTGAGGTCGAGTTCT